AGCATTGTTTGCATTAGGCATAAATCCAATGCTCTGCCGTGTAGTGGTAGGCGTGAAGTGGATCATGCTAGCCAATAGGTTGTATGCTCTATCTTGGTCAAAGGCCACTTGAACCTTCTGCAATGCCGGTAGGAAGTTGAAGGTGTTACCTCCTAACCTTGCACCACCTGATGTAGTTTGGTCAAGAGTAACATCATCAGACACTGCTGCCACACCTATTTGTGTGCCGTTGAATTGATAGGTAGCCACATTCCTTGAGGCAGATACCCTCTCAAGGTATTGCTCAAAGTGGAACACGCCATCCTTTTGATAGAACCTAGCACCAAAGGCTATACACATCTCCTTGATGATGTCTAGGTAGTTGGTGAATACAACCGTACCATCTTCTTCTCTTGTGGTATATACGCTGGCATCAAATCGTATGAATGTAGCCACATCCCTTGCAGCGTTGTAGGTGATATTGGTATCCCAAGTGTTCAGCGTTGTAGCGTAGAAGGTATCCGTTGATGCATACATCTCATCATACCCTAGAGAGCCTACAGCAGCTTCAATAAGCTCCTCAATAGTCACATCACCATCTTGCTGGTATTCCTCATTTGCTAGGTGTCCAATACCATCGCTTGCTACTATCTTGAATGCTCTAGGCTTTGCTTCATCAAGCTCAGTGACCAAGTCTTGCAATACAATACCAGTCCAATAGGTGTCATAGGTAGATCCATTGTATAGAGAAACCTTCATAAAGAAGTCCTCTTCTTGCCTTAGATACAGCTTATTGATAAAGTTGTCAAAGGCCCCAGTTTCATTGTAGGCAATGATGGTACAAGTAGAGCCTATGATTGGGCTTACTATGTCATCCGTTTGCCCTTGGTACTGAAGGGTGAATCCGCTTGAGTCTACAACAAAGGAGCTGCTTGTGCTTGTGTATCCATCTTGAAAGATTTCAATCTTGTACTCCTTATCATTGCTGCTCTTAAATTCACTGAATAGTCTTAAACCCATTATCCGAATGTATATCTTGATCGTTCCCTATTTGCCTTTTCACTAGAGATAAGTATGTCACTTCCTGATAGTCTACCAAAGATTTGAATACCTCCTCCTTGTTGATTACCTCCTAAAGAATTGTTAAAGCCGAAACCACTCATTCCGCCTATGCCTCCAAATATACCTTGGAACAAATCACCGAATTTCATACCCGATTTTCCAAATAGTTTTGCTCCAGCAACATTACTACCACCAAATACTGCTGTTAAAATTACAGCAAGGATTGCAGCAGCAGCAGCAGTTGCAAGTAGTGCCGCAGCCATTTGAGTCATCTGCTGAACAAACACCTCTCTAAATCTCATCAAGCGTGTCTCTCCTTCTTCCAACTCATCAATAGGTACAAAGGCAGCTTCAAAAGATCTTTTTAAAACGCCTCCTATAATCATCACCTCATCAGCGAACTGTTGTAATACTCCAAGGCTTTCTCTAATACTATGGTCAAAACTTTCAGTAGCTATCTCACCAAGTTCAAGCATCTCTTGAATAGCAAGAGGATCATCACCAAGCTTCTGCAAGTATTGCATCTCACGACCTATGTCGCTAAGTCCATCAGCTATGTTGTCTATATCGGTAGAAAGTGTTGGAAGTTCAGCAAAGCCTATCTCATCAAAATCACCAGGTTTAAAAAGTTTCTCTAAATCATGATGCGCTGCTCTTATCTTCAGTTGAACATCTCCAAGCTTATCCTCATAAGCTTTCAGTATTTCCAACTCTTCAGCTTGTTTTCTCCTTCTATCTGCCTCGTATTCTTCCTGGGCTTTTCTAAAATCTTCAACGGTGAGTTGACTATTTTTTTGAGCAGCATCAAATTCCTCTGCCGCTTTTCTCCCTTCCTTTTGAGCGTTTATGTACATTCTAAACGCCTTGCCTTGAGCTCCTTGGAAGAAGGATGCAAAAGTAGCAAGAGATTCAGAAGAAGTGACGTGCTCACTCATCATGGTATTGAGTGAATCAAGGAGGCCAATGGTACCTTCTAAAAATGATGAGTATACTGGTTGCAACTGCTCACCTACTGCCATCTTTAGGTTTGTGATTGCAGCACGCTGTGCATCAATCTTCATGGAAGTGCTCTCAACACGCTCACCAGATTCAGCAAAAGATTCTTCCATGATTTCACCAACAGCATCAGCCATTGTTCCGCCAGCAGCCATCTTTTCTTTTAGCTCAGAAGCAGAAATACCAAGGTTATCAAGAATCATTACCGACTTACGCCCCAAACCAGTAACGAAAGAGTCAACCATATAATCAACACTCTCACCAGTCTCTTGTGCTCTACGCTGTGCAAACTCTAAACCCTTTGCAAGCACATCCATAGGAATACGGAAGTTCTTAGCTTTTACAGCCGTTTGCATGAGCTTTAGGTCATCAACCGTACCAGCCGTTGCTGTTTGCAACTTAGATAATAGTTGAGGATCATTGAGGCGGTCAAAGGCTACCTTAACACCCTCCGCTTGGTTGGCAAGCTCTACGGATTCCGTGACAAACTGCCTGATAGCATCTACAGCAAATGAGGCACCAATCACGCCACCTAAAGCACCAAAACCACCGCTGAGTCTCTTCAAGCTGTGGTCTATGTTTCCCATGGCACTGCGGAACTGCTTGAGATCCGCACCAATCTTAAAATCTATGTCTTGCTTACTCATTTACCAAACACCTTTTCTATTCCTTTCTGCACCTCCTCATAAGTCGCTGCATTATGCACTTTCTTCCTTCCATCCCAAGGGAATACAGCCAAATCTTTAGGGCTTATTCTCTTCTTTGTATGTGGTGCAACATTCACCGCTGCTTGCCACCTGGTAGTCTCCCAAAGCAACTCAGTATGGTACTGAAGGTGCTTGTGGAAGCCTTCTCTCTTGTTTTGGAATTGGCGTGGTGTCATATTGTAAAACTCCTCCACACTCATTCCCATCTCACCCAAACCTATAGCTTCCAGTGTATCCCATGTATAGGGCTCAGAGGCTTGGGTGCTTACTTTTTTTCCTCGCTGTTCGGCTTTACAAAGGATGCAATAAATAGCTCCATACATTGAGTGATAACCGTGTTGTCCTCATCCATCATATCAGCTACATCCTCAATGGTTAGGTCAAACTCTATCTTCTCCACTCTTGCCCCATCTTTCAGGCCAGCCCATACTAGGTTCATGGCGTGATCAAGGCTCATGCTTTGTGCTATCTTCTCAATGTCTTGCAGTTCAATACCACTCTCCTTGCAAAATATCCTCAGTGCGTTGAAGCCATACTTTACTGGGTATAGCTTCTCTCCTACTTTTATTTGTTGTGTGTCCATCGTTGTTTTTTAATAAGGGAGAGCATCAATGATGCCCTCCCGAATGATTATGATTGAGCTGCTTGAGTCAATGTTGAGGTACCTTGGAAGCTAAAGCTAAATGTAGCGTTATCCTCCACTCCCGCATCCGTTGAGAACTCAGTGAAGTACCCAGTACCACTGTAGTATTTCTCATCAGTTGTCTCTGATCCAAACTCAATGTATATAAGCGTGCGACTGCTCAAATGACCATAGATGTCATCCGGTGTAGCCTTGCCACTATTGTTATATACTACCAAACCTTCTCCTGATAAAGTCCAAGACTTTTGTCCTTCCAATACTTCCATCCATCCGGCACTATCCTTAGTGCTCGCATCTCTAGTTGCCATTGTTACACTTAGTGAGGCGTTGGTCATCTTACCAACAGTCTCATAAGTTGCTCCATCCGTACCAATGCGTACTACCACATCGGTGCTATTCATTACTGATGTACTTGCTGCCATCTCTTCTTAATTTTATGATTTTACTATTCTAAACACTAAATCAACTGATACTGCGTATGTCTCCTCATCAACATTGAACACCTCGGTGAGGTTATCAAAGCCGCATGATTGAACATTCACGCTCTCAATTGTTTCCTTCATTCGCACAAAAGTAGTGCGTATATCTTCTACTGCCGTTTGCAATTGGCTGTATGTATCTCCTACAAGATTCAGCTCCACATTCACTATATCAATGTGGCTGTCTGCATCTTTTGAGCCTTCAGGTCTTATGCTTGTGGTGTCATAAACACAAAAAGGCCGTACTCCACTTTGAGCACCAACCAATGGATAGACACGCCCAGCAAACACATTATTCAAGCTGCTGGTATTGTCAAACTTATATTTGATCACTTTGCCTATCATCGCATACCTAATCTCTGCCCAAATTTGAGCTTTTTCATTTCTGCATCTACCTTCTGCGCAAAGACTCTCTTAAATCTTACATTTACCTTCATCTTTGCTGCACTCATTGCTTTTTGAGCAAATCCTAAGTTTTTACCGCTGTATTGTACACCACCACCAACTTGAAGCCATCCAAAGTTAACCATCCCAGCATACCATCCACCTTTATCTTTAGCACTAAATGCACCACTTCTTCTAGGCCCAACGGTAGCTGCAAACTGCCCAGCTCTATTGAGGTATTTTGGGAACTTAACACCCACGCTTCTTCTTAATGTCCCAGGCATGATTTCTGCGTATATCTTGCCTTTTCTATACACTTTGAATACCTCATCAGCATCCTTGATGTTTCTCCTATAAGAATCCACCATAGGCTTCATTGCTTCCCTTGCTACCTTCTTCAGGATCTTTTTCTTTATCCTATCATCCAGCTTCTTTAGTTTCAAGAGTGCCTCTTCAGCACCTTCAATAGATACGGTAACACTGCCACCACTACTACTGATTTTCTTTGAATAGTAAGGGCTGCTCTTAGCTCCTAAAAAAGCGTGTGTAAATTTTCCCATCCTTACTGCGCATCAGACCATAAACACACAATCTTCAAGAATGCCTTTCTAGCATCTGCATTTTGTATGGTTTGGATCTTGTATATGTTGCTGTTGTACGAAATACGCATTTGCTCATTAA